CGGCAGGGTGCTCATTTCTATCTCCTCAGGAGAGGGGATTGATGTGAGAAACTAGTTAAGGTTATTGCCAACCAAGATATGCATTACTTGATCGGTAACGCTGCCATCAATAAAGACATAATGTTGCACTTTATTGGTCGCATCAGATAATTTGCACCATGGCATATTACCCAATGTAAAATCAGCAGGCTTTAAATGGCCAAGTCTTTGTATGGCATCCCAGTGATCGGCTGCTTCTATTTTGCCTGAGTGTAATGGTTCCATACTGGATGAGTATATTTGATAGCTAAATTTTATCATCAGTCCTCCATAAAATTGATGATCTCAGAAATCCTCAACAAAGCAATAGGCATTCGCTAACCGGCGAAAGGATAACCCATGACGCCGGATCGCGTTAAACAGATAGCGGATAAGGCTGAAGCACGCGCAGGGCAGGAACCAAAGCGTGGCAGGCCAACAGATTACAGCCAAGACATAGCTGATTTGATCTGTGAGCGACTGGCAGATGGGGAGAGTTTACGTAGCATTTGTGAAGATGAAGCCGCTCCTGCACGGTCTACGGTTTTCCGGTGGCTTTCATTGCATCCTGAGTTTCAAGACCAATACGCACACGCACGCGAGGCACAAGCAGACGCGATTTTCGATGATATCCTTGAAATTGCAGATGATGGCCGCAACGACTGGATGGAAAAGAAAGACAGCGAAGGCGAAAATATCGGCTGGCGCGAGAATGGTGAAGCATTACGCCGGTCGGCGTTGCGTGTTGATGCCCGCAAATGGATGGCTGGTAAACTGCGCCCCAAGAAGTACGGCGACAAAGTTGTTAACGAACATAGCGGGCCTGATGGTGGTCCAATCCCTATAAGACGCTTTGAGGTTGAATTTGTCGAACAATCTAAACCATCGGATCCGGATACCTGAGGTATTCAAGCCGCTATTCCGTTCTGGCGCTCGATACTATGGCGCATGGGGCGGGCGCGGTTCTGGTAAGTCGCATGCGTTTGCAACCCGCCTTGTACTTGAGTGTGTGAACCAGCAAATCCGCGCTGTGTGTCTTCGTGAGGTGCAGAATTCTATCAAGGATTCCGTCAAGCAACTGATCGAGGATAAGATTGCTGAATATGGTCTGCTTGGCGACTTCGACATTACAGATCAGGAAATACGCGGGCCGAATGATAGTCTGATTATCTTCCGTGGCCTCAAGAGCCACAATGCTGCATCTATTAAATCACTGGAAGGCTTCAACCGTGCTTGGGTAGAGGAAGCGCAAACTGTCTCGCAGAAATCGCTTGATCTGCTTATTCCAACGCTACGTGCTGCCGGTTCTGAATTGTGGTTCTCATGGAACCCTGATCAGCCGACAGACCCGATTGATAAGCTGTTGCGGAATTCGGCAAATGACAATGCTGTCGTTGTTCGTGCAAATTACTCAGATAATCCGTTTTTCCCGCCCGCTCTCCGTGAGGATATGGAACGTGATAAACGGGCAGACCCCGCAAAATATGCTCATGTCTGGCTCGGTGAGTATCAGACACTTGCGGATATGCAGTTCATTTCATGGGATGATGTGAATGCTGCACAACGGCGGCAGTTTCGACGCGGCGCAAAGCCGGTGCTGTTTGGTATCGACGTTGCGCGATTTGGTGACGACCGGTCAGTGTTGGCAATCCGCGAGGGTGATGTTCTCACAGACCTGATGAAATGGGAGCGACTGGATACACAGCAGCTATCCGGATACATCGTGGAAGTTGCCCGAAGCCGTAACCCGCAGGCCATATTCGTTGACGGTGTAGGTGTTGGCGGCGGTGTTGTTGACCGTTTGCGTGTCCTTGGCCTCAATGTGATTGAGGTGAATGGCGGGGCTAAAGCAGGGCAGGATAATCGCTATTTCAATAAACGCGCTGAAATGTGGGGGCGCATGCGGGAATGGCTGCGCGAACGTGGCGTTCTCCATAGCTCTGACATCGATCTAGCTGCAGAATTGACCGGACCGCAATACAAGTTTGATCCTTCCAATCGTATTATGTTGGAGAAGAAGGACGATATGAAAAAGCGCGGGTTGCGCTCTCCTGATCTGGCTGACGCTCTGTCTTTAACGTTTGCAGAACCTGTGGCTGCTCCACATCAAAGTATGGGGCATTTTGTACCGCAGTTCGTAGCTCCTGACGAAAACATACTGGATAACTGGTGACTGTAGAAATCAGAGACGGAACGCTGCGTGATATTTGTTACGTGGCGGCGAACCTGCGCGACCAAGATAGGCGAGAGGTATTTGCCACAGCTCGCCTGCAAAACGGATCACAGGCAGGTGCTATATCATTTCTCACATCGCAGGGCTTTTGCTGGACTGCTTGGATAGATGGGCAGCCGGTGGCCGCATTTGGCATATCACATGGCAATCCGGAGTTTCAGCCGCACATCAGATATGCGTGGGCATATGGAACGTCTCGGTTCAAACGCGCAGCACCGGCAATCACACGGTTCTGCATTAATGAATGGCCGAAGCGGTTAATCGCAGAAGGCGTGACGCGGGTCGAGATCAGATCAATAGCTGATCATGATCTTGCGCATAAATGGCTGAAATCAATCAGAGCGAAACATGAAGCCGACATGCCAAACTATGGCGTGAACGGTGAGACATTCCAGCTATGGAGCTGGAGAAACGAGGATTGGGACGATGTGTTTTAAAGCTCCAGAAGTTAAAACGCCAGAAGCCCCGCCGGTTCCGTCGGCAGATGCAGAGGCAGCAAAGAGCCGTCGTACTGACGAAATGCAGGCTGGAAAACAGGCGCAAGGGCGTGCATCGACAATCATTACTACGCCGCTTGGTGCGCAGGATTATGGTAACGAACAAAACCGCCGCCGCACTACAATCAGTGGGTTCTAAGCATGGGTATTGCCGACGACATTCTACAGATGCAGTCGCAGATGGCGGCAGAGCGTACGCCATGGGAAGCATCTTGGCGTGATGTTGTCGCTCTATGCATGCCTTATGCATCACACAAATACGAGATTGGTGGCGGGGTAGCGGCCTCTTTGACTGGTACAGCACAGCAGCCGCAGGCCGTACAGCGCAGTAAAGAACTGTTCGATGCTACTGCCGCATGGTCGCTTGAGCGTCTTAATGCAGGTATGGAAAGCCTGATCACGCCACGAGCGCAGAAATGGCATTCATTCTCGCTTGATGATCCGTTTGCGCCTGAGCCAACTGACGTTGAAGAAGAATGGCTCGATCAGTTGCGGGACTATCATTTCGATGCTCGCTACAATGCGAAATCAAACTTCGCGCTTGCCAATCAGAAGGCTATCCGTGGTGCTTGTGGGCTTGGTACCGGCATCCTCTATCTTGAGGAGAATATCGGTCGCCGCGGTGTTGATCCTGTGAAAGTGCCATTCTTCTACCGGTCTGTTCCGGTTGTTGAGGCTTATCTTGGCATTGATGCCTATGACGATATAGACAAGTGCATCCGTGTCTATGAAATGACGGCAAGGACTGCAGCTAACTACTTCGGTGAAGAAGGCGACACGTTGCCTGATTTGGTCAAACGGGCTCTTGAGAAGAAACCTGACCAGAAATTCACCTTCCTGCATGCAGTTTTGCCTCGTGATGAAGCTGGAGAATACAAGGACAAGCGGCGGCATTTACCGTTCGCCTCTTTCTGGATGGAAGTATCAAGCCGCTCACTGATCAGGTCGAGCGGTTTTTTTACGTTCCCATATCAGGTGATGTGGTGGGATCAGACAGACGGTTCGCCATATGGTCAGTCGCCGGTCATGGCTTGCCTGTCTGAAATCAAGATGCTGCAAATCATGGGCAAAACAGTTGCCCAAGTCTCTCAGCAGATGATTAAGCCGCCAATGGCGACTATGCAGGGGATTTACAATAACCGGCTTAATCTGAACTCCGGCGCGGTAAACGCTGGATTGCTTGATCAGAATGGCCGGCTGATGGCACAGCCGATCTTGCAGGCTCAGAACCCGACTTTTGCAGAACGATTGATTGAAGCCAAGCGGTCGAGTGTCCGAGAGGGCATGTATGTCAACTTGTTTCAAACGATGGTTGAAAGCCCTCAGATGACGGCAACCGAAGCACTGCTTCGTGCAAATGAGAAGGGCGAATTGCTTGGGCCAGCCGGTGCGAAGGTGGAGACAGCAATTGCAGGCGCTATTGATCGCGAGGTTGATATTATTCAGCGCAAGGGCGCATTCGAAACCGGATCACCACTTGAACCACCATCAACCATGGGTG